TGAGTAATGAAAACCCCACCTTTCTTCAATTTCTTTATCTAGAAAATAACCTATTTCATTTAATTGCTTTACAAGTTTTTTCTTTTTATTAAATAATGCTTTCATGTTTCTAAATTTAAAAGTGCATAACACCACCTATAATTAATATTTTTTACTTGCTTCGTGCTTCTTAACAGCATCTTCGTATAAATCAATAAATTCCACCAACTGTTTTGGGTAAACTTCTTACTATCTTAACTATTTCCTCGCCTTCTAAATTCATAACTACACCGTCTTTTTTTAAAAACATTTTAAGCCCCCTACTCCAATGGATATATTCAAAACCATCAGGGTTTATTAAAGCGTAAGTTTCTACTTTAAAACCACTACCAAAACTGCGTAAAGTTAATTTTTTAACTAAGTTATCTATTAATAACCCAAATTGTTCTTCATCTAAAGTGTATCTTTCTTGTCCTGTGTTATCAATATCAATCATTGAATTTTCCACAACTGTCATTATTATTGTCTCTCTTAAATCTTTCATATTGTTTTATATAATAATTATACCGCAATATACGACTTATTTACAAACTACCAAAACTTTTTTACAATTTTATGCAAAAAAATAGGATTGCTAATTAAAACAACCCTATTCAAAACAAAAAATGAAAAACTAGATTCCGTAGCAGGATTCGAACCTACGCACACAGCCCAATTTCTGTAGCTCTGACCTTCTGAGACTTACACGGAACACTTAATAATTGCTTCCTACGGCTAAAATAAAACTACAGTCAAATAATTTTATAATTATATATACTACAAATATAATAAAAGTTTACCTTATAAACTAATTATGATAGAATATATTTACCTCTTTCTATAGAACGTCCACATACATACTGTATTAAGTATCTAGCAGCATCAATACCATGATTCCATAAATCAATAGGAACTGATTTACCACCATGTGCAGCCTTAACTTTCCAAGCATAGTTATTGAACTCTTTAATAAGGTTAACGCTCTTAGGGTCTATTATAATATGGTAATCCTGCATTATTGCAATACCTTTGTTTATAGAATCTGGAAACTTTAAGGTTGGTGTCATATTTAAGCCTGTTGCTCTAAGGCTTTGCCATAACCTAGGGTCTGCATTATCACATACTATTAAACTGTCTTTAGCACACCTTCTATTAGCATGTTCTAATTCTTGAGAAGTCATACCTTTTTTATACACATGTTCTCTTAGCCATATTCTCTTTGTCTTTTTACAGATAGAACCTTCTATAAGAGTACTAGGGTCATTTGAGAATCCATAATCTTGTCCGAATACACTATCAGAATCGGTTCTAAAGTCTCCTATCTCCCAATCTGTAAATATAACACCTTCGGCTCTATTTCTCCACCCACCAAGGATAACATGCTTATACTTTAGAATATCTTTTTCGTATTTAGAATCCCTCATCCTAAGAATATTCTTTAAACTACCCTTTTCTATGTTATCTATATTGTCAAGATACGTAGTATGTATGTAGTTTACATCTTCTTTCTGTCCATTATAACCACCCTCTACACCTCTTGCTTCAAAGAATTTACCATAAATAAAGTGTTCTTTTGTGGTAGGGTTCATAATCATTATAATTCTATTATCCTTACCCTTAACACGTACAGATAAATCAATAGTATCAAATTCATCTTCATTTGTCATCTCTTCTGCCTCGTCAAGAATCCAAGTTGTAATACCTGAAATAGATTTTAAGTTTGCAGTTTGATTTCCTGATGATGTTTGAATCCCTGAGAATATAATAGAACTCCCTGTAAGTTTATTTGTTATCTCTTTCTTTGTTACTTCAAAATGTTCTTCAACTCCTAACAACTCTATCTTAGACAAGAACTCTGGTATAATAGACTTCTCAGCAGATGTCATAGTATAACGAGTGTAAAGTATTTTATGCCCTGCCTCGTATGTTAATTGTAATGTAAACACAGTGACACCAAAAGACTTACCACTATTTCTACCACCTGTAATTACATTGTACCTACAATCTGAACCATACAAAGACCTGTACTTAGGATTTAACTTAACTTTACTCATTAAGTTCTTCTAGTTTAGGTGTTACATCAATGATATCTTCTTCTATAAAACTAGCAATAGGTATGTTTACAGTCTGTTTAACATCAACCTCTTTATACTCCTTTGGTTTACCGTAATTATACTCTAATAACTTCTGTAAATGAGGGAAACTACCCTCTTTAGCATTCTTTGCTATGTCTCGCCAAAACTTTTCTTCACTACCCCATTCTTTTTTAATAGCGTTTTGAGATATAGCTCTTAATTTCTTCTCTGTAATCTTTGGTGGTCTACCAGCTCTACCCTTAGTACTATGTCCTCCATTGTTTTTTCTACCGTCTACTTTCTCAGGTAATTTATCTTTATCTTCCATAATTAATATCTTATATATAAATAACTATGGATTAATTAATTGATTCTTGAAACTAAAAAAGCTAACTCAGTTAAAAATTAGCTTATCTATAAAAGACTATTTTTTTATATATTTGTATTTAATTATTGAACACTATTATCCTGTATTCATTTATAAAATTATTACAGTGCTCTGTCGAGCATTAATATAGTGTAATATTACTCGGATGTTTAGCATTGTGTTTCTTATTATAGTTCAAAGTTACACAAAGCATATTTAAGAATCAAGTATTTTAGAGAATTATAAACAAATGTTAAGAGATTACTTTTTATTTGCATAGGTCATTGATATAGTATATCTTTGTCATAGTAACTTAAATAAATAAAAATGACAGAACTTAAACAGAAATTAGAAGAACTAAAGAACAGTGGAGGTACAAATAGAGAGATTACAGACTCTATGCTGATGCTTGACCAAGAGATTAGAGACTTAGGTAAGGGAGCGTTAAAAGAAGCTATTACAGAGGCTAAAAACAAGTCTAAGATTATTTATGAAGCTATAAAAGAAGTAGATTCAGAGATTGGTAAAATGTTAATTTTAAATATAGATATGTAATGGAGTTAGTAGCAGGGCAATTAAATCTATTCATAACAGAATCAATATTGTTTGGTGTAGAGAAAGAAGAGTTTTATATGAAAGAAACACATGAAACAGATATAAACTTATATTTCTTGTGTTTTAAATTGAGTTTAACGTTAATTTACAATTAATGAGCGATTGGAGAAGTAAAAGCCTAACAAGGAATACTAAGTACTATAAATCTATTGAGGATTTTCCAGAGGGTACAGTAGGCTTTGTCTACAGGTTAACTAATAAGAACACAAACGAATCATACATAGGTAAGAAGATTTTAATGCACAAAAGAACTCTTAAGCCTCTAAAGGGATATAAAAGAAAGAGAGTTAAGTATGTTGAATCTGATTGGAAAACTTATATGGGAAGCAGTGATATAACCAAGAAGTGGAAACTAGAAAACTGTACTAGAGAGGTGTTAGATACATGCTTTAACAAGACAATGATGAGTTATAGTGAGGTAAAACATCAATTTATATTTGAGGTGCTAGAGAATGAAAATTACGTAAACAGCAATATAGCTGGTAAGTTCTACAAAAAAAAGATTCAAGAATTTATTAAAAAAAGCAAGAAATAACTTGCAAGTGACAATAACTTAAACTATATTTGTAATATGAGTGAAGAAGCAGATAAAATAGTAAGGCTTTTAGAGGCTTATGAAGACCAAGTAGAAGTGCTAAAAAAGATGTTAGCAAGTAGAGATGATACTATAGAGTTGTATCAAGGAAGATTAAAATTAGCTAATGGTAGAATAGAAGCTATGAATACAGAAGTGAGAATATTAAGAAACCAATTAAACAAAAGAGTATGAGTAAAGACAATTTACAATTATGGAGTAGTGTAGAGAAAACAAATCCTGCTTACACAAAGAAAGCTAAGATAGGTGGTATGCAAATCACTGCTATTGCTCCACAGTATCAGATAATGATGGTTACTGAGAAGTTTGGAGTGTATGGTAAAACATGGGGGTTCAAGAATATTGAATTAGATTATTCTTTAATAGAGAAATACGATTTAGTAGTATTTAAAGGAACATTCTTTTTCCCTGATGGTGAGTTTGAGATTATAAACTCTATAAAATTATACATCAACAACGCTAAAACAATGTTAGATGATAACTTTGCAAAGAAAGTAGAGACAGATGCTTTAACTAAAGCTATATCTAAACTAGGATTTAATGCAGATATTTTCTTAGGTAAGTTTGATGATGTTAGGTACCTTGAAGAGATTAAGAAAGAATTTGCTCCTAAGAAAGATTTACCTACACTACCAAAAGAAGGTAAGTTATTTGATGGTGTTAAAGCAGCGTTAGGTGGTAAATACACTATGGCAGATATTAAAAAGAAGTATATTATAACAGCAGAGGTAGAACAATTATTAAAATAAATAGAAAATTATGAGTGAATTAGCAATTACAGGAAAAATCAAACAGTTTAAAGATGTACAAACAGGTGTTGGAAAACAGTCTGGAAACCCTTGGTCAAGTCAAGAGTTTATTGTAGCTAACAATGACGGTTACGAAGGTAAGGAACAAATATTTTGTTTCAAGGTATTTGGAGATGATAAAGTAGAACAGTTAACTAAGTTTAACAAGGTTGGTGATGATGTTAAGGTTATGTTTAATATTTCTACCAACGAGTACAACGGAAACCATTACACATCTCTTAATTCATGGAGAGTAGAGAAGATTGGTGAGGTATCAGCAAGTGAAGCTAAAAGTAATGAACCAGATGATTTACCATTTTAGCATTTAATTAGGGAGGGTTCGCTCTCCCTTTTAAAACAAAACTTATGACAAAGAAAGAACAAGAAGTATATGATTATTTAAGTGATTACAGAGCTGAGGAGGGTAAATTTAACCTTTCTAATAAGGAAATGATAGAAGTACTTAATATGAATGATAGAACGCTTTACAGAGCTTTAAAATCGCTTGAGGATAAAGGTTATATAAAGAGAGAAACTGTTAGTGTGGGAAATTTTGGTAAATCAAGAACAATAATTATATTATGATGTTAAGTGTTATATTGGTTACAATATTGACTATATTTTTAATCGAATACTTTGATAGAAATGACTGGATTTGATAAATTAGAGATATATTTCAAAGACAATAAGAATCAAACCAAAACAGACTGTCCTAGATGCTCAGTTAAAAACTCTTTATCTGTAAACAAAGGATTAGGATTATACAACTGTTATAGTTGTGGATTCAAAGGAAAAATAAACAAATAAATGACAGAAGATGAAATAAACAAAAAAGAAGAACAAAGAATGTATTATGACATGATGCTCTCAGATGTTTATGTAGACCCTGCTGAGGAAATAGAGCATCCACCTGTGGCAATTAGCTATGGAGAACATTCTTATAACACAAAGAACGGAGTACAAACATACCACACACCATTAGCAACATACGGTAACTTTTCGTTTGTACAAGCACCACCAAAATCATGTAAATCTTATTTGATAAGTCTAATATCAACAGCTTATCTAAACGGTAATGCAGGAACAAGAGGTGGAGATTTAAGAGGTCATAGAACAGATGAAGAGATAATTCATATAGACACTGAGCAAAGTAAGTTTCATGCTAGTAGAGTGTTTAAAAGACCCTATGAGATAACAGGAAAACCATACGAAGGCTATCATACGTTAGCTTTAAGACCTATGAGTCCAAGAGATAGAATGGGATTTATAGAATGGTATATTGAAGAGAAAGTAGAGAAAGTAGGCTTAGTTCTTATTGATGGTATTGCAGATTTATGTAATGATGTTAATAATATAGAAGAGGCAAACTTACTTGTACAATGGGTAATGAGAATGACCGCCGTACATAATTGCCATATAATGACTGTTATACACTCGAACTTTGGTTCTGACAAACCTACTGGACACCTTGGTAGTTTCTTAGAGAAGAAAGCAGAAACTCAGATAGAGTTAAAGAATAATGAAATGGCAGTAGGCACTATAAACGTATCATGTAAGAGAAGTAGGTCAAGAGAGTTTGAATCTTTTGATTTTCTAATAGACAAATACGGATTACCAAAGATAATTACACCACCAACTTTAACAAATTTTTAATTATGACAAAAAAGAAAGATTTTAGACCAAGATTAAGAGGTAATGTAAAACAAGCATATGAGAACATTACAAAAGTAGAGAACAGGGTATTAGTTATTGGAGATTTACATGAGCCTTTCTGCCTTGATGGATATTTAAAGTTTTGCAAGGAACAATATTCTATCCATAACTGTAACAAAGTAGTGTTTATAGGGGATATTATTGATAATCATTACTCTTCATACCATGAAACAGATAGTGATGGCTTAGGGGGTAAAACAGAGCTTGACTACGCTATTAACAAGTTAAAGAAATGGTATAAAGCATTTCCTGATGCAGATGTAACGCTAGGTAACCATGATAGAATTATTATCAGAAAAGCTCAAACATCAAACATTCCTAGTAGATGGATAAAAGAGTTTGGAGAAGTTCTTGGAACACCTAATTGGAATTTTGTAACAGAGGTTTATATTGATGGAGTTAGATATGTTCATGGAGACAAGAGTAATAAGCCAAGAACAGCAGCAAAGAGAGATATGGTAAGTACTGTATCCGGGCATTACCATACTGATATGTATATAGAATGGTTCTTTGGTAAAACAAGAAGTATATTTGCTATGGCAGTAGGATGTGGAATAGACTCTAAATCTTATGCAATGGGATATATGCAAGGAGGTAAAAAAGAAGCTATTGGAATAGGAATTGTAAAAGGAGGTACTGTAGCGTTTAACGTTCCTATGAATTTATAAAATAAATGAAGTTTCTCTAGGATACAACGTTAATTTTTATTATATTTGAAACATGAAGTACGTAAAAGGACAAGAGCTTAGGATTGTATCAGATACATCAGGGCACAGATTACCGAATGGTAGCATCGTTAGAGTGATGGAAGTAAATAAGTATGACTATATTGCAATATCAATAAAAAATATTGAAGTATATGTTAATGAGCAAGATGTAACCACTTTATGAGAACGATAGAGGTATTAGCCAAACGTCACGATGAATGGGTAAAAATGGCAATGTCTTTTGGGTTGCAGATGGATGATGCAAGAGATTTAGCTCAAGAGATGTACATAAGAATGGATAAATACGTGAAAGATGTTGAGAAGATTATGTACAATGAGACCGAGGTTAATACTTTCTATGTTTACACTACTCTAAGTAATTTATTTCATACGGGATATCATAAAACAGGTCGGAATTGGAGGCACAAGAAAACAAAGATATCATACAATAGTCCTTTATTAGAGACGGATTTGAGTTATGATATGGATGATTTCTATCTATCTGGTGACTGTCCAGAGTGCTACGATGATTGGCGAGAGAAGAATAAAAAAATAAGAGTACAGAATTCTAATATCAGTGAAGAGGAATCAATTAGACTAGAGCAATCTAATACTATGTTTGATGCTTTGTTCGGAAACATAAAGGAAGATGTAAGAGGTATTGTATCAAAATGGTATTGGTACGATTCTAAATTATTCAGACTTCATTTTCCTATGGTATTTGGAGATTTAGATGAGTATGGAGAGCCAAAGAAACCTATGTCTATGAGAAAGATAGTAAAAGAGACAGGGATTAGCCTTAAATCAGTATTTAACTCTCTTAAAGCAGCTAAAATGAGGTTAAGAGAAGAGTTTCAAGAGGATTATAGCAAATATAAAAAATCATTATAAGTATGAAAGATTTTATAGTAAATAACATGACAACATGGATGATTATAAGTGGTATTCCTTGGTTTTTAATAGTTAGATTAGCCACAACGGATATAAATATTCTGGTTTTGTCTTTGGTTTTTCAGATAATAGGATTTATATTACACATATCAATTTTAATTTTAGATGAACATGAAAGCAAGTAAAAAATTTACAGTAAACGAAAGATTAAACAACCTAGAAAAAGGATTAGGAGAACTGTACATGCAGTTTACGACACTATTAAGAGTAATAAAAGAAGAAGATGGCAAAGAAAAAACAGAGTAAAGGTCTAGGTGATGATATAGAGAAAATCACAGAAGCAACAGGAATAAAGAAAATTGTTGAATGGACATGGGGGCAGGACTGTGGATGCAAAGAACGTAAAGAGAAACTAAATAAAATGTTCCCTCACAGTAAAAAACCAGAGTGTCTTAAACAAATAGAATACAATTTCCTTGATAGGATATACAAAGCTAACTCAAGAGTATTGTCAAGAGAAGATAATCAATACCTTTATAGGGTTTACAATAGGGTGTTTAACACTAAGAAAGTTAGTACTACTTGTGGTAGTTGTGTTAAGAGTGTAATGAATGAACTAAAAAAAATTTACGATGAATATACCGAAGCCTAGAAAATACGAGACAGAGACAGAATACATCCTTAAATGGTGTAATAACGCAGCAGTAATGCAGTCTATCCCAAACAAACAAGCTAGGATAGATGCTGTTAGAGCAGCGTTTAAACAGAATTTTAACCCAAAACAGTAGAAATATTTACCCTAGGATTAATTTTCTAGGGTTTTTATTTGGTAGTTAATAAAATAGTTGTATATTGCAGCATAATTCAAAAACAAATAAGATGAAAAAAACTAAAGAAGTAAAAAGAGAACTAGACGAAAGAAAAGGTTTAGATTACCTTGAGCATTATTATCATGAATTACTTGATGATGCTACACCAAAAGAAGTAAAGAAATATATAATCGATAGAACACTAGGAATATGATAGATACAGTAATAACATTTGATGGAGTGCTATGGGATAAAGATGAACTTGTAGCAAGAATGATAGACAATGAGTTTTATTACGGTTACATGGGTAAAAACTCACTATCATCTTCATCTGTAAAAGAACTTATTAAATCACCAAGAGCATATTCAAACTATGTAAAATACCCACAAGAAGATTGTGATGCTTTTATGTTTGGTAGATTAATACATGAGAGTATTTTAGAACCAGAAAAGAATTATTCATATAACATTATAGATGCTAACGACAAGCGTTCTAAGGCATGGAAAGATGCCGTAAATGATAACATACCAAACACTATATTAAAACGTGACTACGATAGGTGTATAAGCCTTGTAGACGCATATAACAATAATGATTACACAACTGATTTACTAGAACGCTACGATACAGAAGTTCCTAACGTTGTTCTTATTGAAGATGTACTGTTTAGGGTAAAGGCAGATGCTTTAAGTATTGACAGGGATTCAATAATAGATTTAAAAACAACTGCTGATATATCTAAGTTTAACAAATGGACTGCTATGTCTTACGGGTATGATTGCCAAGCGTATATTTACTGCCTAGCTTTTGGAGTGCATTGGCAAGATTATAGATTTGTAGTACTTGACAAAACTAATAAGCAATTTGGTATATTTGACATCTCAGAAGAGTTCTTTGAGAGCGGTAAAAGAAAAGTACATGAAGCGATAGATACTTACAAGAAATACTTTGTAAACAGAGAAGAAGAAATCAATAACTATATTACAACAGGAACATTATAATGTTAAGAAAAATTAAAGGATATGTAGATTCAGAATTAGGAATAAATATATCAAAAAGGTCAAATAAAGAAGCGTACACTTTTGGTAGAGCTATATTCTATGAGTTATGTAATGAGTATTATAAAACACCAACTCAGAAAATGGCTGAAATGGTAGGATTAAAGTCTCATGCTTCTGTGTTAAATGGGATAAATGAAACGTTCCCTTACGCTATGTCATTTCCAGGATATAAAGAGAAGTACAATAAGCTAAGGTCTTTAATCTCTGGTAAAACAAGACAGCCTTATGAAACTATAAAGCTACTAGAGCAAGAAGTTAAGATGCTTAGAGAAGAAGTAAATAGATTACGAGAATTAGAGTTTGTAAATAATTAAAATAGATAAATATGAAAGTAAGCAATCCCGAAACACTATAAGATTATAAAGAGCTAAACGGCTTGTCTGATAAAAACATATTAGATATGTTAATGAAGAAATAACCACAACCATAATTAACCAAGAAACCCATAAGATTAATTTCCTATGGGTTTTCACTTGTTTATTACTTTTTTAGTCTCTTGACTGTTCCTTCAAGAACACCTCCTGCAAAATAGAATCCTACTATAATCATTACAAGCGTTCCTAAGCTATTGTTATTATACTCGTAGAGTGATATAATAGGTTTTGGATTTAACTCTCTTAAAACATATATAAAATGCGTTATAGCAGTCATTAAGTGTATTAATGTGAAGGCAGAAGTAAATAGTATTGCAATAACCCTCTGAGCTAACTTGTAAGGCTCGTAAAGGACTAACATTTTCTGCATATAGTCTAGCTTCTCTTCGTTTGTTAGAATAGCTTTATCCATCCCTGATACTAGAGAGTCACCTAGTTTCTTTGGATTGAATATCCTGCCTAATAATTTAAACATACCCTATTAAATTGAAAATTGAAAATACTCCCATTGAATTAAAAATTATAAATTAGTATTGTGTGGTATTCCTAAACTAGATTTTTTTACACCTTCATTTATAATTTCCTGATTAGCTTTAGTTCCTAAGTCAGATACATCAGCTTTACTTGCATCTCTACTCGCTGTATCTGTAACAACTTCTTCACCGTCTAAGGTTGCTTTAATATCTGTACCCGTAAAATTAAGTAAGTCTGTTTTAGCTTTTATCAATGCAACATCA